CTTCACAAAAGAAAATCTCTTTCACGAAAATGAAGAGATGATGAAGAAAGAATACAATCCTTATCTGATCAACAAGTCGTTGTCCTATCACGCCGACACATTGATGTTTGCAAACTTGATGAATCAACACTCGAACCTTGACGCAAAAATGCAGTATGAGTTTTATCTGCATCAGGTGAGCAAGGGAAAGCGGTTCAGCAAGTGGCATAAATCAGAGAGCAGTGATACAGTTGAACTGTTGGCAAGTCACTACAAATGTTCTAGAGCGAAGGCTGAAGACTACGCTAAGATACTCACAGAGAGTGATATCGAACAAATCAAAAAGCAAAATAATCGCGGCTCTTGCTGATCGTATAATCTCACTGGACGTTGGTTTTGATAAATAACCACGTATCATTGGAGATTATAAAATGTCAGATTATGAAGATATTGTTGAGTCGCTGGTTGAAGTTGAACTTCCCGACTCCGATGCATTTTTGAAGGTGAAAGAAACGCTCACCCGCATCGGCATCTCCTCAAGAAAAGAAAACAAACTTTGGCAGTCGTGCCACATTTTACATAAGAAGGGAAAGTATTACATACTTCACTTTAAAGAATTGTTTTTGCTTGATGGAAAGAAAACTGATTTACCAGAAGAAGATATTGCCAGAAGAAATAGAATCATAAAACTACTCGAAGAATGGGAACTTCTTCGTGTTGTCAATTCGTCAAAGATCGAAAAGCCTTGTGCTTCGATTGCACAGATCAAGATTCTTCCTTTTTCTGAAAAAGAAAACTGGACTTTAGAAGCCAAGTATAACATTGGAAAGAAGAAATGAAATACTATCACGACCTTGTAGAACAACTCAGCGAGAAATGGTCTAAAAAATACAAAGACTCAATCGACTGTAATAATCCAAAGGGGTTTTCGCAGAAGGCGCATTGTCAAGGTCGTAAAAAGAATGAGAGTCTAAACGAAGATATCACAAGACGAGAACTCAATCAAATTGAAGTTTACGTTGACAAACTATATTCAGCAATCGGGGTTGATGTTGAGTTTACAAGACACTTTCTAGATCGTCTAAACGATCCAAGAAATGTTCGAGACATCACACCCGCAGAGGTGATTCGTCTGTTTAGAGAAGCCTACAAGAAGCATGGCAAGAAAATTGCCAGGCTTGGTGCAAACGCAGAAGCGGTCATTAAAGATATGACAACAGATATCAATATGCCATTTGTGATTAAATATGACCGAAGAAACGGCGAGTTAGATCTAATTGCCAAAACAGTAATGAGAAAGAAAAGTTTCAGAACACCTGATCAAGTTTTTGTGCATGATGATTACAACACTGAATAAGAAGAAGGAAGAAAAATGGCAGAAGAGAAAGATTGCAATTGCGATGAGTTTGATGACATACTGAGAAAACTTCGAGAGTGTGAAGAGTTACGAAGCCACGATAGAAAACAAAGAGAAGAAGAAGTCAGAGGCGCACTAGAGCGTTGTGAACAAAAGCAAGAACAACTAAGAGAAGCACTCGAAGAAGAAAGAGATTCGTTTCGTGAAAAGATCAACGAAGCGAGTAGTTCGCAAAAAAGCAAAATCGAAAAACTACAAAAAAGAATAACAGCCATGACAATTGCTGGTTCAGCAGGTGCCGCGGTTGTTGGTAAAGAAGTTGTTGACAATGTTTCTGACAACTTTGCTTTAATCAGTGCCATACTAAGTGGTGACATAGATGCGGTGATGAACCTGATGAACAACGCACCTGCCACTGCTAATCCTGGTGCCCAATCAGATACAGCAGACATGTCTGAAAACGGAAAGGCATCAAAAGAAGAGGGCAAAGAAGAGGGCAAAGAAGAAGAGGAAAAGGAAGAGGAAAAGGAAGAGGAAAAAGAAGAAGAGGAAGAAGAGGAAGAAGAGGAGGAGGAAGAAAAAGAAGAGGAACAGGAAGAAGAAAGCGAAGAAGATTCTAAAGATGAAGAGTCTACTGAAACGGCTTCTGAAACTCCAATGCAGGGTCTTCCCATGTCACCTGAGGTTACTCTTGAGCCAATTATAATTGAATTGGCTGATCTAGAAAAAGAAGATGTACCCGAAACACCTCCATTGCTTCTTGCTGATTTACCTCCATTTTTACCTCCCGTACAAGACATAACAGATGTTGGTGAATATATACCAGACGATCAACAATTTCCGTTCATGCCTGAACCAGAGCCTGTTGTTGAACCCTCCATGCTTTACGCATTTATGGTTCTTCTAATGTGGAAGAGCCCAAGAAAAAGGAAATGAGAATGCTTAGGTTTAAGTGTTTTTTAGAAGAATCTATGAGTAAATCTTTCGAAAGTGCCATTGATATGTTTGGCATCGATACCAAAAGAGTTAAGACAATTAGAAACTTTTCTATGGCAGAAAAGAAAGCAAAAGATCTTGCCAGGAAAACAAGACAAACGGTTTACATTTTTCAACACACAAGAAAAGGTGATTACAAAATCGTACCCGAAAAGGAAAGATTATCTGGCCTCTATCGTGAGTACGAAATTGTTGACACCATAAAACCCTAAAATAAAATTTGAAAAAAGCCTAGGCGGGTTTACAATACACTCTCTAAATATCAGGTGCCTCCCTTAATGGGGAAAAGGTTTTAGGAGTATATTATGACCAAGTTGAATTACTATTGTAAGACAGCCTTAGTGAAAGATCCTATCTTTGCTACAAGTGGATCAGCATGTTTTGATCTAAGGGCTTATTTTGGACCCGATAGTAGAAAGATTACTATCTACACCCCAAATAATGAAAAAATATTTAGACATTGCCAAAAAGAAACTGTTGATGGTGAGTTTTCTTTGTCATTGGGGCCGAATGAAAGAGCAATGATACCAACAGGACTGATCATGGATATTCCTCGTGGTTATTCTGTTCGTATTCACACGCGATCTGGAACGGCTACCAAAAAGGGTCTTGGTATGTCTGTCTCCGAGGGCATCATCGACTCTGATTATAAAGAAGAAGTCTTCGCTTTGATTCGTAATAATTCTGGTGTGGCAGTTAACATTGAACACGAAGAAAGAATTTGTCAAGGAGAATTGATAAAACAACTTGACTATTCGTTATCTTGTACTACAATAAGACCTACGAACGACGGTGAAAGAACCGGCGGTTTTGGTAGCACAGGAGAAAAATAATGACTAGAGATGAATTACTGAAACATCACGAACTACTCTGCAAGTCTGCTCAAGATTTGATGAATCTAAAAAATCGAGACTATGCAGGCAATGGTGGTAAAGAACCATTTGCAAACTTCACTCGTTGCGAATCATTGGGTGTTTGTACTACAGAACAAGGTATGCTCGTTCGTGTAGTTGACAAGATTTCTCGATTGAGTTCCTTCGTTGAAGCAGGAAAGATGAGCGTTGAGAACGAGTCTTTCCACGATTCATGTATCGACATCATCAACTATATGGTGATTCTTTCTGCTTACATCACCGAACGAGATGGGGTAGAAGAACAGTATGGTTGTTGAAAGCATTCTCGGTATTTCAATCGCAACCCACATCTATTTTGCAAGACGTTCACGAAAGAAAATTGAAAGAGAGATTTTCGATCTTCGTGAAGAGATTGTAAATAACATGAATAAAACCACGATGATGGTGAATCAACACACGCAAGATCTTGTATCATATGAGCGTGAACTTCGTCATTACAAAAACCTGATAAAGGAGATTTATGCAAAAGTCTGAAGTCTATACTCATGTTGCTGTTTACTCAGACAAGATTCTGTTTCGTGGTGTTGATCGAAATACAGGAGAAAGATTTTCTGAACAGAGACAATTCTCTCCTACAATCTTTGTGACTTCAAAAGAAGATACAAAGCACAAAACACTTTTCGGTGATAGCGTGAAGCCTTTCTCGCCTGGTGGTATGAAAGATACGAAAGAGTTTATTGACAAGTATACTGGTGTCACTGGTTTTGATATTCATGGTAACGACAACTGGAAACTTCAATACATCTCTGAAAACTTTCCTGGTGAGATTGACTGGACAATTGATCAGATGAAAATTGCTTATATGGATATTGAAACAGAATGTGAGTATGGTTTTCCTAACACATCTGATCCTCAAGAAAAAATCAATCTGATTACTGTGAAGTATGTTCACGGTAGAAAGAAGTACACACATACTTTTGGTGTCGGTGTGTTTGACATTGATGGTGTGACTTGTCATCAGTTTGAAACAGAAAAAGAAATGCTCGAAGCATTTGTTTCTCATTGGAGAGAAGAAGAACCTGATATTGTGACAGGCTGGAACATTCGTTTCTTTGACCTTCCGTATCTTGCAAATCGAATCAAGCATGTTTTCAATCTCACGATGATGAAGAATCTATCACCTTGGAATATCACGATCAACAAAACGATTCATGTGATGGGTAGAGATCAGTCTGCGATTGAGTTGGTTGGTATTTCTTCAACTGACTTTCTTGAACTGTATAAGAAGTACACAACAACAAATCAAGAGTCGTACAAACTTGATCACATCGCCTTTGTCGAACTTGGTGAAAAGAAACTTGATTACTCTGAGTATGACAGCATCGCAGACTTCTATCGTAACGACTTTCAAAAGTTTGCCGAATACAATGTCAAAGATGTTGAACTCGTTGAGCGTTTAAACGAAAAGATGCAGTTGATTGAACTACATTGTTCGATGGCTTACATGGCAAAGATTAACTTTGAAGATGTGTTCTCACAAGTGCGAATGTGGGATGCAATTATCTACAATCATCTTCGTGATAAGAACATTGTTATTCCTCTTGCAAAAAGAGAAAAGGATGACAGTACCCTGATCGGTGCTTATGTGAAAGAGCCTATTGTAGGTTTTCACGAGTGGGTTGTTTCGTTTGACCTGAACTCTCTATATCCTCACTTAATTATGCAATACAATGTGAGTCCAGAAACAAAGATTGAAAGCACAGAAGAAGATAGATTTGGTATTGGTGTAGACAACATTCTAAAGAATTCACCAGAGTTATATTGGAAACCATGTCACGAAAAGTTGAAAGAGTTTGCATCTAATGACTATTCGATTGCAGCAAATGGTGTTTGTTATCGTAAAGACAAGCAAGGCTTTCTTCCTGAGTTGATGCAGAAGATGTATTCTGATCGCAAGAAGTACAAGAAGTTGATGATTGAGGCACAAAAAGAACTTGAGGATCTTCCAAACAAGAACATGCCATCTCTTGGTCGTGCAGGCTATACAAAAAAACTGAAAGTAGAAGAACAACGTAATCATCTCAAACAAATGGCTTTGAAGATTGCTTTGAACTCTGCTTACGGTGCATTGGGTAACAAATACTTTCGTTACTATGACATTGATCTTGCTGAAGCAATTACGATGTCTGGTCAACTTTCAATTCAGTGGATTGGTAATCACCTGAATGACTTTTTGAACAAGACTTTCTCCACTGACAATTTTGATTATGTGGTGGCGAGCGATACTGATTCTGTGTATCTTCGTTTAGGAAAAGTCGTGGAGAAGTTTTGTTCGAACAAGACGAAAGAAGAAACAATCAATTATCTCGACAAAGTGTGCAAAGAAATTATGCAGCCATTCATCAATCAAAAGTATGAAGAACTTGCGAAGATGATGAATGCCTATGACAACAAGATGGTCATGGAGCGAGAAGTGATTGCCGACAAAGGTATCTGGACAGCAAAGAAGAGATACATTCTTCAAGTGCATGACTCTGAAGGTGTTCGCTACGAAACACCAAAACTGAAGATCATGGGTATTGAAACGACACGATCATCTACACCACAGGTTGTTCGTGACAAACTCAAAGAATGTATCAAGTTGATTCTTACAACAGACGAGAAAACTGTGATTGACTTCATCGAAGAGTTCCGCGAAAGATTTC